CTTTATTAACAAATGAAGAGGAGAAATCTATGAATAAAGAAGATAGACATATCCTTAATGTGAGTGAAACTGACGATAAAGTTATTGTTGAATTCGCAAAGCATGAGGATGTAGAACATGAAGGTGATGAGGTAGAGATAACTGACGAAGTATCTATGACTGAATCAGATGAGGAAAGAAAAGTAATTGATATGCCTATGAAATATAGAACTATTGATTTATCTAAACATTCTTATCTTGATGAGGAAAATAGAAGAGTTCGTATAGGTGTTTCTAGTGAAGAACCTGTTGAAAGAAGTTTTGGCATGGAAGTGCTAGGACATTCTGCTGGTGATATAAACATGGAGTTTATAGCGTCAGGAAGAGCACCATTATTGCTTGACCATGATATGACTAAGCAAATTGGTGTAATTGAAGAATTCAAATTAGATGAGACTGCAAAAAGGACAATTGCAGTAGTTAGATTTGGAAAATCTGCTTTAGCTCGTGAAGTATTTGAAGACGTAAAAGATGGTATTCGTATGAATATATCTGTTGGATATCGAATCGATAAATTAGAACGTTATGAACACAATAATGAGACTTACTACAAAGCTAAATGGACTGCCCTTGAAATCAGCTCGGTTTCAGTTCCTGCTGACCAGTCAAGGCTTGTTGGAGTGGGTCGTAGCAAAGATAAAAATGATATTAACTTTAAGGAGATTAAAATGTCAGAAAATAAACAAGACATAAACCTAGAAGAAGTTAGAACTCAAACTATTGATGAAGCTAAAGCTGAATTTAAAAGAAACTCAAAAGAGATTATAGATTTAGCAGTTAAACACAATAAGAGAGATTTAGCTGACAAAGCGATTGCTGATGGTATCTCTGTTGCAGAATTTAGAGGAATTTTATTAGAAAATATTTCTAACAATACTCCTTTAGAAACTCCTTCAGAAATCGGCATGACTAAAGAAGAAGTAAGAGATTTCAGCCTAGTAAAAGCTATTAGAGCTATGGCTAATCCTGCTGATAGAAAAGCCCAAGAAGATGCAAGATTTGAATTTGAATGTTCTGCTGAAGCTGCAAGACAATATGGTAAAGATGCTCAAGGTATCATGTTACCTGCTGATGTCTTAGGCAGATGGGGTAAAAGAGACTTAAACACTGGAGATGATTCAACACTTGTTGCTGAAAATTATCTTGGTGGTTCTTTCATAGACGTATTAAGAAATTCATCATCAGTTTTAGCCGCAGGTGCAACAACCTTAAATGGACTCATTGGGAACGTTGTAATTCCGAAGAAAACTGCTGCTGCTTCTGCTGGCTGGATTGCTACAGAGGGTGCTGCTGCTTCTGAATCTGAATTTACTTCAGGCTCTGTGACTATGACCCCTCGTGTGGTTGGAGCGACTACAGATGCTACTAGACTACTTTTATCCCAGTCATCACTGGATATTGAGAACTTAATCAGAGACGACCTAACAAAATCAATCGCTACTGCAATTGACTTAGGTGCTTTAGCTGGTTCAGGTTCAAGTGGTCAACCTACAGGTATCAAAAATACTTCAGGTATTAACACTACAACTTTTGCTGCTGCAAACCCAACTTTCGCAGAGATTATTGCTATGGAAAGTGAAGTTGCAAATGACAATGGTTTAGTTGGTAACTTAGGTTATATTTGTAAACCTTCAGACTATGGAACATTAAAAACTACTTCTAAAGACAGTGGTAGTGGTATGTTTGTAGTTGAGCCTGATGGAAGAATGAATGGCTACAATGTTGTCAGAAGTAATCAAGTAACTGCTGGAGACTTCTATTTCGGTAATTTTGCTGATTTATTAGTTGGTTTCTACTCAGGTCTTGATATAACTGTTGACCCATATAGCCTGTCTAACACAGGTAGCATTAGAATAGTTGCTTTACAAACTATGGACGTAGCAGTACGTCATGCTGTGAGCTTCTGTGTATCTAATGATGGTGCATAATTAACCAATGCTTAAATGGAATGGGGGTAGCAATACCCCCAACTTAAATATGAAAAAATATACAATCTTAAAAGATACAGTTGCAGGTGGACAAAGAGTTCATGCTGGCGATATAGTTGAATTACCTGAACATGAAGGTCATGCTTTATGTGGATATGGTAAAGCTGAAGTTCATACAGCTAAACCTAAAGCTGAGAAAGAAGATAGAAGCGTAGGTTTAAAAACTTCAAAAGTAAAAGCTCCAAAAACAAGAGCTAAAAAATAAATCATGCCTTTAGAGAGTGCAGCAGATTTTAATTCTTATGTAGACACTACGACAGGTCATGGTGTAACTGCTACATTTTTTGAAGTTCAAAGTGCTTTATGGGATGCAAGAAATGGATTAATTGATACTTGGTATGATATAGATTCAGGTGATGCATATAGTGTTAATATAATCATAGACCAAGAATATTTCAGTATTGAAGGCGGAACAGTACCAGTAGATGGTTTTCAACCAAGAGCAATAATGAAATCTTCTGATGCACCCTATATTTC